TGCCTCATCGCAAGAAGAAAGAACCAGAACCAGAACCAGATGGGAAAATCGTAAATATGTATGAGCGTATTCCAAAAGACCTACTGGACAAAGCAGAAAACCCCAACTTCAATCTCCATAAACTCAAAGTCCCTTTCCGTATGGTTGTGGTCGCCCCCTCTGGTAGCGGTAAGACCAACTTCGTAGTCAATCTCATAGGACTATTTAGCAAAGGCAAAGGCACTTTTGCCGACATTACTATCATTACCAGAAACAAAGACGAACCCCTTTACAAATGGTTAGGACAAAAGAGCGACAGTATCCAAATCAAAGAGGGTCTGGAAAACACTCCTCAATTAGACAAGTTTGATAAAGAAGAAAACCACTTGGTCATTTTTGACGATTTGGTCTTGGCGAAAGATTTGTCCAAAGTAGAGAATTACTACATAAGAGCAAGAAAACTCAACTGCTCCGTCATCTTTTTGTCGCAATCGTATTTTCGCATTCCAAAAATAATTAGAACCAACTGCTCCTACTTGGTCTTGCTGAAATTAAGCGGACACCGAGAAATTAATATGATTTTGAGCGAAGGCGGTTTGGGGGTGGATAAGGAAGACCTACTCAAAATCTACGAGTATGCTACAACAGAGAAGTTTAGTCCATTAATCATTGACTATGACGAAGAAATCCATAACCGATACAGAAAGGGTTTGCTGGAGATTATAGACCCTAACAGATTTGCGAATACAAGGGCAATGAGAGCACAAAATACAATGGAGGGTAGTGAATAAGATTAGTATAAGGGTAATTTTCTTCTCTGTATATTGTAATGTTGAAAAGTCTTCAAGAACCAAATACTCTTTATGAAAGTTTCATTCCTCCAAAAATAGATAGGTCGTCTGTGGAAGAGCAAATCAAGTTCCAAAATAAAGTGATAGGGATTTGCTTACTTGTTTTGTTGGTTGGAGCAATCGCAATATTATGTTTGCTAATATTATAGATGCCTATTATATTAAACCCCAAATTATATGAGGCGGTTAAGAAAGTTGTTTATAAACAGTATCCAAAACACTCGGCATATAGGAGTATGGCGTTAGTGAAAAAATACAAAGAAGAAGGTGGTGAATATAAAGATGACGGCAAAGTAAGAAGTCTTGAAAGATGGAAAAATGAGGATTGGAAGGATATTGGCGGTAAGGAATATCCTACCTATAGACCAACAAAACGCATATCCAAAGACACTCCCTTAACCGCAGACGAAATAGACCCCAAGAACCTACGAGACCAGATTGCCTTGAAACAAAAAATCAAGGGCGACGCAAATCTGCCTCCATTCATCAAGGGGGATGGGTTGGAAGATTATTCAAAAATAAGTGTCGTCCAACGCAAGGCGAATGAGTATGATGTGGGTAAGGTTTTCCCTTCATCAAAGAAGGACAAAAAATATATGGTGGAAGACCCAGACGGCAAGATGATACATTTCGGTCAGTTAGGATTTCAAGATTTTACTTACCATAATGATGAGAAGAAACAAACAGCGTTTAAAAATCGCAATCGCAAATGGAAAGATTTTCCAAAATATACTCCAGCATTTCTGGCGTATCATCTCCTTTGGTAGAACCAAATTAGTGGTGGGGTAATATACTTCTCTGTATGTTTTTGTTTTATAAACTATTTTACAAAACAAAATGTTAGATTACATTCCAATACTCGCCATCTCCATCAACACTTCATTCACTTCTCGGCGAGGAATGCGTCCGTCCTTGGCGAACTTCAAAAGCGTCAGTTTGAACTTCTTAATTAAATCCTTATTATCATTACCAGCAAGGATTTGACCCCTCATCTTCTCAAAATCCTCCATCTCCTTTGTTTCCGTATCCTTATCTGGCGACGGTATTTGAGCATCCATCTTCGCCATCTTTTGAATGTTAAACATAAAGCGTCTATCGTCTTGGGACAACGAGTTAATATCATCATACGACGGCAACCCACCACCGCTAATCTTCGTCAAAACATTCTGGATTTCCTTACCTATACGCCTCGCTGGAAGTTTATGGATACAAGCACCGCTCTCAAATCGTATTACACACTGTCCGTCCTTTAACTTTTGCCTATCAATCATATAACGACCAAACTTCGCAAATCGCTTCACTTCTGGAATGCCTCCACTTATCTTGGTCGCACTTTTCTTCAAACCACACCCCTTAATACCAGCACCAGTAACGCCACCAAGGACATTATTTAATTCATCTAAATTATCTGGGTTCTCATCAAAATATGCTACAAACTGTTGATGTGTTTTGCCTTTGAGTTCTGGGATTGTTGTTCCGTCAATGTATTTTAAAATATCCTTTCGTCTATCTATTTGCGGTTGTGAGAAACTTTCTTGTGCTAACTGTCGTCTCAATTCGCTTACAATTAGTTTTCTTATCTTCGTCCAATCCGCCTTGGGAATATTACTAAAATCCGCTTCTATAGGAAAGGGTATCCCTTCTATTTGGGTTTCAAAATCGCCAGTCGCCTCTGGGTCTGCCTTTGCTCTGTTTGATTTTTTGGTTTGCTGGGTTTCAATAACGCTCTCCGCAATCGCCTCTGGCGTAGCACTCAACCCACCAGTAGAAATCACACTTTGCTGGAACTTCTCAAAAAAGTCTTTGAATATATCGTAAGTAAAACCAAACCTAAATCGGCGACTTGCCTCGCTACTAAATGCTCCAAACTGCGTAAGTAGAAATTGCTTGTCTGGTAAGGAAAGTCTGGTAACAATCTCATTCGCAGAACCCATATCAGTAATCTTACCCAATTCATCTCTTAATATTTGACCTAAACGGTTCTCATCAGCAATCTTCTCCGTAATGGAGCGGTTGTCCTCCATTTGTGCTGGTTGGGCGGTTTGCTTAAACAACTCGTTCGCTTGATAGTTCTTACTATCATTCGCAATCTGTTGTCGCAAAGACGCTAAATAAAGTTTTTTAAACTCTACGGCAGATATTCTCGGTGCGGACATTATATACTTACCAGCAGATAAAAATTATTACAGAATATATTTTATCTAAAAATCTTTTATTCCGCCACCAATTCTGGGTCTTCGCTCGGTTTCACAAACTCCTTCAGTCCCCAAAACCCTTTTTTGTTGCTATACTCCCCCTTGATGCGACCCATCGCCTTCAACTCCTTATTGACCTTCTGCGAACTCGTCCCAGCAAATCCATTACTTGCTAAAACTCCCTTGATTTTCTCGGCACTACAAAACCACTCTCCTTCACCCTTGCCTTTCCTTACCTCTGGCGTTCCCTCAAATATAAAGCAATCCAAAAGACCTTTCCTCAACTCCGTAGTCCCCTCTTCGTTTTCATTCTCCTTGTCTTCTTCTGCCTTCGCCAACTCTACTGGTTTCGCAAATGCTTCATACAAAATCATAATGAAAGCATCTGCCCATTCTTCGCTTCTTGCCTTGTCTTTAATGGTTGGGTCTGCTGGTAAATACAGTTTCAACAAAAACTCTGGTTCGCCGTCCTTCTTGCGTTTGTCTATTTCTGCTTGGGATTTGAATTGGATACTACTACTAAACTGGTATGCGGTTTCCAAACAATCTGGACTGCTAAATGGAGGCAAGTCATTACACATAAGCATCGCTCTCGCTTGAATACAAAACTCCACTGGGTCTTGATACAAACCTCTTGCTTTATGACTGTCGCCTCCACTACATAAGCGTTTAAACATCTCACCATTCAGTTTGACGGCATTTCCATTGCTATTTTCTGGGACTTCTTGCGAAACCGCCAGTCTCGCAAACTGTAGGGGTAAAATCCAGTAGTTCTCCTTCTCTACATCACCAGAGGAGCGTTGTTTCATCAACAAATTAGCAGACTGGATAGTTGTGTAGTATAACCCAATCGCATTCTTACCAAGAACTTCAAAAACACCCTTACCACAATTTCGGTTTCCCATATAGGTCGCCCAACTCTTATCCTCTACACACCCAGCAACACCTCTCGCCAAAAAACGCATCGCTGTATCATACTTGGTGTTGAATAAATGTTTCAACAAATCCTTTTCTATGGTTTCCATTGTTGTCTTGTCTGGGGTAAGAAAATACTTACCAAAATTACGGTAAATAATGACTGGTGTAAAAACCTCTATCTTCTGCTGTTTCAACTCCTCCCAAGTCTTAAACCACCGCTCCTTGAAATCCAAAACACCATCTACAAAGCATAGGCGGTATTTAGTTGTGCTGTGAAACTTCTTATAGAGTTCTGGGTCTTTGTTTTCTTGCTTCACTCGTTTCATCAAAGCATTGGTGAGTGCCTTTGCTCCACCATCATTTTTACTATGAGGTAATCGGTCGCCCTTCTTGCTTACCCTATACAAATCACATTTCATAAAATAGTTATAACAAAAGCATTCCACATCTTCCTTCTTACAAACCCAAATGTTTCCACTCTTCATAAAGTATTGACCTTCATAGTAGCATATTATATGTTTGATATTTCCCCAGATTTTTCCAATAGCATCATCATCGTCTATGATTTCACCCTTGTAGTAAGTTTCCTCTATATTATCATTCTCGCATATAGCAGATAAAGGCGATATTTGCTCCGTCTTGCGACGCTCAATCACATTATCCAAAACACCGTCTAATCCCTTGACTACAAACTCCACATTCTTGAAACCAGTCTTGGTGCGGACATATTCGTTCATTTCTTTCAATGTGCGTTCAAAATTGGTTTCTGGTGCTGGGGGTGGTATGGTAAATCCGTCATATCCCCAATCTACTATTCCTTTGGGAATGACCTTTGCCTCAATCAAATATTTATACGCCTTGTAAGTTATTTCATTCTCAATTATCCCACAAAAATACGACATCACTCGGTTCTTCCTACTCCAAAGTATAGTGCTATACTCCGCCGAACCGTCAATTAAGGTAAGTTCTTTTCCACAAACTTTTTCTTGTATGCCGTCATTGTGTAAATAAACCAAGTCTATAATTTTCTGTGTTGTATCCAAAAAAGCGGAGTAGTATGGGTGAGGTTGGGTAGTATTACGCAACGCCTTCGGTCTGCGGATTTCCACATCTTTTCCTTCCAAGTTGCGTTTCTTCCCTTGCTCTATATCTTTCGCCCAAGCACCAAAACCACCTCCATAGATGGTCTTGTTAAACAACCATTTTATATCACCCTTCTCCAAAGGTTCTTCCTCCTCTACACTATGGTATTTAATTAAGCATTCACACACATTATCAAAATCAGTAATGACCTTGTTGTATGCTTTCATATCTACTCCGTTCTTCTCCCCCAATTCACTTAAAATAGTCATATGTCCCTTCCGTTGGTCTATATCTATCCAATTTTGATATTTATAAATTGTGTTCTTGATTACTCTCGGCATTGCGATTAAAGCGGAGTAGTAGCGTTTAAACAGCGGATTAGCAGTCGGCATTTCACCTTGCTCGTTGGCGACCATTTCGTCCGTAGTCCAACCATTCTTGTATTTATATTTCTTGGGGATTTCGGCATATCGCCTTCCCAAATTGCCCTTCCTTGCTTTCAAAACAAACTTCAATTGGTTTTCGGTTATACGCTCTACCAGTTTTCCAAACTCCACCCTACTCTCTGGGGCAATCACTTCATTTCCATACTCATCTTTGGTTCGGTCTTCCAAAATAAGTTTCGCCAATTGTATGTCTATGTTTTCCACCATTTCGCCTTCTATCAGCGTATATTTCTGTGTTGATAAAGCAGTAGTGTTTATTTTCCAATCTTCAATGAACTTCATATTGTATTCTTACTATAATAGGAAGCGATGTGTTTAAGTATGTTTCATAAGATATTATATTATATATTCTCTATTTTGGGAGTAGGGTTCGCCGTTTCCTTATCGGTCATTTCCGCCAAAAACTTACACAAATGCTCCTTCAACTCTGGGTGCGATTGTATGATGGGTTTGAACTCCAACCAGCATTTCAAAACATCGCCAGATACCGACCCCCAGTCATTGTAAAAAGCGTCGGTAAGGATTTCTGGGTATTTCATTCTGTAGTGCCTCGTTCGCTCCATCTCATTCAAATAATCCTTGTTCTTATGATGGTATTCCCTCTGGTAAGCATTTCTGTCTAACTGGACTTCGCCCTTATTCTTCATCTGTCTTGGTGGTTTCTTTGCTAATAACATTTTACATTATATAGTGTTTAATATTTAAGTAGTTTTAATATAAGTATATATTATCCCAACTGAAAATACAACCCTCGCCAAATAAAATCCAACTACCTACGATAAATCCCAACTCCCAAGAAGTTTCTATAGTAGAATATTTATTCACAAAACAGTGTATTTCAACTTTTATTTTTGTATAGAGATGTTGGGAGTTGGGATAAAGCGGAGTTGGGAGGTGTTTTTTGGGGGAGGTGTTTTTTCAGTGTGGTTTGCTGTGGTTTTTGAGTGTGTTTGAGTAAATTAGGAGAGCAAGATATATTACTATATCTTTCTCCCCCAAAAATAGAAAAAAATTAGAGTAGTTGGATACTCTTATAAGAACCCTTATAGGATAAACCCTTAAAGAAGCACTTAAAAGTGCCTACTATTAGGAACACCAATATTTTGTATTGCCCTTTTTCTTTTCTCCACATAAAATATAATGCGAAGAACAATGTCGTCAGCACTTGCCCTCGGTAAAGACATAGATGGTGGTTTGGTTTATCAAGGTTTTTCTCCTCAAACGCAGACTGGTCGCCTCCCAGTTGATAAATATGTAAGTGTTCCCTTTCTTTTTGGAGGTTCAAATATAAGATACTACCGACCTACGAAATAGTTTTAGCAACATAATTTTAATCTTATCAATATGTATATAGTATGCGAACAATAGTGCTGAACCAATCCAACATTGTTTCTGGGACAAATAACTCCACTCTCATTTACAATTTCCCATCATCCGTAGATTTGACTGGTTGTGAAATCGCAATATCCAATCTCACAATGTATTACGCTTGGGATAATATCAACGCAACATCATTACAGAACAATGTATTTACTTACCAATGGACGACTGGTGTTACAACAGTCACTTACACAGTAACAATCCCCAATGGTTTGTATGAGATTGCTGATATTAACGCCTATTTACAATTTACTTTCATAGCAAACGGACACTATTTAGTAGATAGCACTGGCAACAATGTTTATTACGCTGAATTGGAGGTCAATCCTACCCAATACGCAATTCAAGTAAATACCTTTGCTGTGCCGACTTCCCTCCCTTCTGGATTTTCTAACCCAGCAGTCCTTGTTTTCCCTACCGTCACATTTAACCCCAATTTAGTATTCCCAGCAAAGTTTAATGAAATCATAGGGTTTGCCGTCAATTTTTCTACTGGATTAAACGCTGGTGTAGGAACAAGTTTGTCTTTCCTTTCCACAATTGCTCCCCAAGTCCAACCGAACCCATCGCTTTTGATTGCTATTAGTGGTATTGATAACAAGTATGCGAACCCTTCCTCCATTATTTACTCGGTTGCCCCCAATGTTGGTTTGGGTCAATTGATAGTGGAGAAACCTCCAGAGTTTAATTTTAATCGGTTATTGAGCGGTCAATACAACCAGTTGCGTCTTCAGTTGCTCGGCACTAATTTTGCTTCCATTGTTATACGAGACCCCAATATGACGATTATTTTGGTTATCAAAGACCAAGACGATTTGTATAGCGATGGTGGTGCTGGTAATGGGTCATCTACCCAGCAATCGCAAATTAGAAGTGGGTCAAAACTGTCTGGTATGGGAATTAGTGGAGTGGGTCGTAGGTTTTAGGCGGAATAATAATTTCTTTGCTTAATTATATAATGTCTGTTGGAGGAGAACTTACGGAGGCGAACCTTACTCGCCACTATGAAGATTTTAGCAAAGAGGCAAATAGATTGATGGGGGAGTTGAAGAACTCCAAGGAGCATAACGAGGAACGAGAAATCCAGAAGCAATTGACTATCGTCCAGACAGTTAGCACAAACATAATCAAATTGCGAAATATGAAGAAAAAGGCAAAAGACAAATTATAAAATGTTGGGCAATATATATAATGGTGAATAGAATATTTAGACCACATACAATCCAAGGTAGAGTAATTACCAACAAAATGAGAGGCAGTGGTATGGGAAGTGTTCTTTTAGGCAGTGCTGGGGGAGGGAGTTCCTATGCCTCAATGGACGACTATATGAGAACAACGCAGAGGGGCAAACAGATGGGGTATGGTTTAGGCGGAGCAATTCAGCGAAAACTGGAAGGTTTGGCGGTGAAACCAGCAGACCAAAAATATAAGAAGAGGAAGCAGAACATAAACTTTGACCTATAAATGTTTAGCAAAAAAGAGTAATTACGCCAATTTATTATCTTGGCGTAATTTATATAATGTCTGGCGATACTCTTACCTACGACTTGTCTTCTATGACCGAAGGAACTCCGTCCGTCTTTGTCAAAAAAGATTGGTTGAACATTCTTGATAACCAAAGTGGTAATTATCAAGGAAATCAGTCCGTTGTGGATACATCTCAACTTGCGAACTCCAACAAATATATGAATTATAGGGAGGCGTATTTAGCAGTTCCTATGGTTTTGACCGCTACTACATCTACTGCTGGAACTTTTTTGGTTGCCCCCCAATCTTCTCCAACTTCTGCTGACTATGTTTTAGGTTTGAGAAACTGGTTTGGTTCTATTATCCATTCCTTTACTTTGGATTACAACGGAACTACGATAGTTCAGCAAACCCCATTTTGCTCTATGTATAACTGCTTTAAACTGATGACTACGCTCTCAATGGCGGATGTAGAGATTAATGGTGCTGATATGGGTTTCTACCCAGATAATCCTTTATCTTTTGGTTTTGCTTCATCTACTGCTTCACCCACTGTTCCCACCACTTCTACCACTGGAAACGAAGCAGGGTTAGGAACTTACAACAATACGATTACTGGTGCTTTCCAAGTTGTTTCTGGTGCTTTCGGTAGTTTTCTCCCCTTTAATGAGGGTCTTTTAGCAAGACAGAGATACATTGCTTTTGACCCAGTTGGTATTGGTGGTGGAACAACTGCGACTGCTGGACAACCATACACCGAGTTGATTTCAACTTCTGCTCTCAATCAGCAATATAAGGGATACATCAATGCTCATACTGCTCAATTACTTCAGTATTCTATTATGGCGACAATCCATTTGAAGCATATTCACAACTTTTTCCAGAATGTGCCTTTGTTGAAGGGTGTGTTTATGAAGATGACCCTTAATTTGAACCAGACTTCCCTTTCCATCACCTCATCTACTGGTGGAACAGTTTGGGGTGCTTCTGCTCTTACAACTGGTTCAAGAGTGGTTGTAAATAGTGCTTTAGGTGGTGTCTCGCCGATTATGATTACCAGCGACCAAGCACAAGCAGGGATAGCATTAAATGTTGATGGAACTACTACGGTATCCATTGCTGTTGGTAATAAACCAGTTCTATCCACCCAATCATCTAATATTTCCGCTGTTTTGCCTACTTCCATTCAGTTGTATGTCCCAGCATACACTTTCAACCCCCAGTATGAAGATGCTTACCTTTCTTCGCCAGTTAAGAAGATTGTCTATACCGACATCTACCAGTATCAGTTCAATATTGGTCAAGGTGCTACTTTTAACCAACTTATTACAAACGGTATTGCGAATATTAAGAGTGTGCTATTAATTCCTTACTACACTGCGGACGAGAATGTTGGTCTTAACCCTTACCAATCCCCTTTTGACGACGCTGGTGCTGGTTCAACCTCTCCCCTTTGTTTGATTACCAATTTCAATGTTGTCGTCGCTGGTCAAAATATGATTTACAACACACAGCAAAGAAGTTACGAGCAGTTCTTACACAATTTGAGAGGAGCAAACTCCGTCAATGCTGACTTAACTGATGGTCTAACCTCTGGTCTTATTAACAAACTTGGTTTTGAACAAAAGCAGTGCTTCTACTATGTGGATTGCTCTCGTATGCTTCCAGTGGAGGAGGCAGTTCCCAAGTCGGTTTCTATCATCGGCACATCTTCGTCCCTCCGCTCTCTACAGTGCTTCGTCTTCATTGAATACGGTGTTGAGGTCTCAATAGATGTGCTTACTGGTGCTAGGGTATAGGAGAAATGGGTTCTCGCATTTAATAAACTTATAAAATTGATTTAAAATACTTCTCTGTATAATTTTAAATCCAGAAGTTTAGAAATAGTCATCTTATTCATTTTATTATCTTGGTAGATAATATAATGGAAACTGTTAGAATACAAGCGTCCCCAAAGCAACTCTCAAGGTTGCGAAACGGTCATAGAGTTAGTGTGAAACCAGCGATGGAAGGTAGTGGTGTTAATTTGATTATTGACCCAAGTCAGTATAGAACAATATCTCGCACTTTCTCCAAAGGTAAGGGAAAGATGGTTCAGTTGTCGCCAGAGGAAATTATGGCGAACAGAGAAATAGAAGGTGAGGGTATCTTTAGCACATTAGCAAAGGGTGCGAAATCACTCGCAAAGTCCAAAATCGGCAAGAGTTTGGGTAAGACTGCTATTGATATGGCGGTAAAGACTGCTGGTGCTTCTGGATATGTTCCTCCCAGTGTCGCCAAAGCACTTGGTAAGGAAGCGAAGAAGCAAGTGGAAGGTTTTGGTATATTTGATACAATTAAAAAGGGTGCGAAATCCCTCGCCAAATCCAAAATCGGTAAGAGTTTAGGCAAAACTGCTATTGATATGGCGGTGAAAACTGCTGGTGCTTCTGGATATGTGCCTCCTTCTGTCGCCAAAGCACTTGGTAAGGAAGCGAAGAAGCAAGTGGAAGGTTTTGGAATGGGTTGTAGTCATTGTGGATGTAGTAGTATGGGAGGATGTGGTATGTATGCTGGAAGTGGAATGTCTGGAATGGGTCAGCACACTGGAAGTGGTCTGTATGCTGGAGCAAGTTCAAGAGGTATGGGTGTAATGGGACGAGGTGCTTTGATGGGTGTCCATAATTCTCGCTTACCCCCAGCACTCCAATCGCAGAATATGTCCGCCAACTTTAATTTTGGAACGCAATTGCCTCCTTCCCTCGCCCAATTGAAATAATTATTATCTCCATTTAGAATATACGAATGCTGACCGACGCAGATTTAAGACAATTGGCGAGTAAGATGAGTGTCCCCTTGGAGTTTATTGGTTTCAAAGACGACTTGCCGAAGCGAGTGAAATCCAATAAGGCGTATGTGATTAATTTAGAGAATGAGGAGAATATTGACGGCGAGGACAACCAAGGTTCGCACTGGACTTGCTTTTATGTGAGCGAATATCCCAACAGCAAAGTGGAGGCGATATATTTTGACCCTTTTGGATTTCCTCCGCCAGAGATTGTAAAAAAGGTAGTGAAGGATACATATGGAGTTTCCTTACCGCATACAAAGACGGACATTCAGTCGCTGATGAGCAATGCTTGTGGGTGGTATTGTATGGCGTTTCTTCATTTCATTACGGCAAACCCTTTACGCTCCAAGAGTTTGTATGATGATGTAGCGACATTTATGGATATGTTTTTGGACTTGAATGAGAAGACGGATTGGAAGCAGAATGAGTGGATGTTGAAGCAGTTTTTCCAACCGAAAGACCCAGCATTGAGAAAACCAGTGGATGTATTTCCAGAACAGACTTCTTTTGAACCAACCACCAATGATAGTAGGGCAACCCCTTTTGGTATAGATGTTGCTGTTAAATATGTTTAGATATAGTATATATGCCGTCCAGATGGATTAGTTGGATTAAAGAGTGGGCAAGTGATAACGGTAAATCTTACGGATGTGCTTTAAGCGACCCAAAATGCTCTGCCGAATACAGAAAAACATACAAACTTCCCTTACTGGAGAAGCACCAAGCAGTTTTCGCCAAAGAAGAAAAAAAGAAGTCAAATAAACAGCGAGAGCAAGAGCGACGAAATATATTAAGAGATGCTGGTGTAAATACATTAAGACAACTTAAAAATAAATCTTAATAGAGTATATAAATGGACTTCTTTGCTCTCATTAATCGCCCCCTAAAACCTATAACCGTAGAAGATTTTAAAACAAAAAAAAACCCCAACTACAAGAATGTAAATGCGAGTGGGGGTCTGTTTATTGTTGAGTTTAATTAAGTTAATTTATATCACAAAATACAAAATTATATATATAGTTTTTTATTTTTTATCAAGGCACTTATATTTACAATCCCTCAACAATCCGCACCCTCTACTACAAACACACTCACACCTACCCCATTTATTTGGTTCGTCCCAACCTTTTACACAACAATCACACATATCGTCGTCATTGTCGCTATCGTAGTGGGTTTTTAACCATTCAGTAATGTCCCTCCTACAAATAGGGCAACTATAGTTATCTTTGTTTTGTTTATACATTTCGTCCCAGCACATACAGCAACACAAGTGAGGACAATTACTTTCAAAGTTGCTATTTTGTATGCCGTCTTTTAGTTTTCCGCCGTCCCTATCGTAATCCTCCAAGCATATAGGGCATTGTTCGTCAGTTTCGTTAGGAGGGAAATCCTTACTCCTACAGTAAGTTTCTTTCTCACAAACACAAACATCGTCGTCATCGTTCAATCTCCAACTGTCTTGATTTTGTGATAGTTGCTCCCAATGCTCTGCCCCCATTCGCACTACATACATATAGGCAAACATTTTGTATATTTTGGAAAGGGTAAGCGTTTCGCCCCACCATTTTTCGCTTTTGCCGTTTTCGTCCTCGTTCCAGATAGTAATTCGGTTTATCAATTCTACTATTAGCAATACCTCGTATGGTGATGTATCTTGGTGTGCTTCCCATTTTTCTTCAAAGTTGTATTCATCGCTATTAACGGCGGTTTGTATATAGACATCGTTCCACCAGTCTTCGTCGTCTTGTTGCTCGGCAGTTGGGTGTAAATCCATATACACATCTTTCATATAGACTTCTTCAAGAAACTCCTCCATTTCTTCTATTAGATATTTTACTGCTTGTTGCGTCATTTTATTATATTATGCGTTTAGATTTATTGTTAAAATTGATTTCAATTTTATTTTCAATTTTATAGATTTGAAATTACTTAAAATCTATAAAAGGCGTTCAATTTTATAGGAGGTCAAGATTATATTCACTTTTCATTCTTTTTTTGAAAACGGTAAGAGGTCGTCCCATTCTTTCGCATATTTTTTTGAGATGCTCCCAATCACTTACGAACCCCTCATCAGTAAGGTATTCACTACCATACCCAGTCTTCTTTTTATGGGCGTAATTTTCAATATCTTTGAGGCATAGTTCAACTTGCCTTTCATCTGCTCTGCTGGTTAAGGATTTTTCATAGGTCGGTTTTTTGGGTCGGTGTCGTAAAGGACAAGAGAACTTATGGTGTTGGTAAATATTAGAGTGGAGCATTATTTCGCCACACTCACACTCCACATCTTGCTGTTGGTATTCGCCAAGATATTCTGCCTTTTCTTTTCGCAGTTCGTATTCCCTTTCATCACAGCATTCGTCATAGCATTCTGCGATGGTTTCCAAAATGCGTTGGGCATAAGGACACTGTTCCAAGTCGTATTCTTTTTCAATACGCTTTCGTAAGTTAGTTAGTTTTGCTTTATTAAATATAGACATTACAGAGAGTTATTTTACTATTGGTGTAATTTGGTTTTTGGAATCAATTTTTTTATCAACTTTTAATCAATTTTATGGAAAAAAAAAGGGTTGCCCCTCAATTTGATTTGTTTAATTAATTTAAAAGTTATGTGATATGTAATATAAATGGGTTATACGAAAGAATATTTTATTGGATTTTTCAAGTTTCTATTTGGTATGATAGGGGTTTTTATTTTTTGTCTTTCAAAGTTTCAAGCATCATCATCAATGCTTTCAATGGATTGGTTTCTGCGACTGCTTGTTGTATTTTGGCGTCTCCCTTGATTATTCTTGATGCCTCTTTCGCCATCGCCAACCCTTCGGCAGTAATCCCCATTATTTTGTTTTCGCCTCTGTTAAATCTGCTGGTCGCATTCACATATAGGAGGTATGCTGGGCGGTTAGGATAGTCTTTCTCTGCGTATTTTTTCAAAACTTTCTGGATATATTTGGTAATGTCCCTCCCCCCAGTATTCAAGTATCCCTTTTTGTAATATTTTTTTAGGTAAGGAATTAATTCATCAAAGGTCTCGGTGGTCGTATAGAGGAGTCCGTCCTCGTTATTCAAAATCAAGTTAAAATTATTGTATCCGTTCAAGGCAATTTGTCCGCTCCAAAGGGACATCATCATTTCTGGGGCGGTCTCTGGGGGGACATAAGTAGAACCGCAAGTGGTATTTCCGTTAAAAGATGATTTAGACATTTTCGTTATTTTAATTTTATGCGTTTAGTTTTATCTGTGGAATCTATTTCAATTTTTTTTTCAATTTTATGAGTTGGTGATAGTTTTTGGATTTGAATCAATTTTATGGCGGTCAATCAATGTTTAAGAGGGTGATTACATTGATGCGTCAATAGCGATGGAGTAAGCAAGGTGCTTCAAATGCTCTGGTTTTTGGTCTTTGTCGGCGTAGAAGGCAAACCTTACTTGTCTGCCGTTAATCTTCTTGTCCGCCCATCTGCTTCCCAAGAAACCACAAGACCAAGATTTTCCATCTACCTTGTGAGTTCCGCAACCCAACCAACGATTTATTTCTCTTTGGGTCTTATCTCCAAACCACTCTTTAATGTCCTTTGCTTGTTGTTCGCCGACAGCACTGGGGTCAAGTGTCGCTGGGTTAAGGCACACAAAGGTATGCTTGTTTATCATTGTTGATGGGTCGGCGTTAAGTAGGCGGAGGTAGGTTTCCAATTCCTTTCTGCGTTTTTCTATTTCTGCCTCACCGCCTTCTCGCATATAGAGGGGTAGGTCATTACTTACCTTCAAGTCCATATTATTTCTTTGGGCGGTTGAACCTCTTACTGCTGTTTGGGCGATTTCTGCGAAATCCTTCCATTCCTCCGCTGGAACATTGGGGACGGTGTTAGTGTTAGTGTTGCTGTTGGCGTTCATTTTAATATTTATATCTTCTTTTATGTCTGTGGAATTAATTTCAATTTTTTTTTAAAAGATTAAATAGTTGTAATTGTATTATGCGTTCTAAAATATTTTTTAGAAAGATTTCAATTTTTTGGGTTTGATTTATTTTTTGATTTCCAAAATAGTTTCTCAAGGCGTTCAATTTTATGGGTTTTATGCTTTATACTCATCTTCCTTACCAAAAAAAACATTTCAATTTTTTTTTGTTTTATAATTAAATCCAAAATACTGAAAATCTATAATTTTAACTCTTGATGGTAGGGAAATCCTTACCATCAAAATCCTTTATATCATTTTCATAAGTAGTTAAGTTAAGGGTAGGTCACCAAGCACACCAGTTTCACAAAGACCACTATATATGACCTTGATATGGTTCTCCTCTTCATCAACTGGAATATTTCCATTAACCACTATATCAAGACGCTTGGGAGGTAAGCAATCCTTAACCCCCTTTGGAAACACTTTGTTTGAAACAACAACATATCCATTCACAACACTATCAATCCAAATACCCTTCAAGTCCTCCCTATTACAATAAGAGGTAATGAATTGCTGGTTCTTCACACTAATACCTTTCACAACTTTAAAATTGTCCTTCTCACCAGTGCTATAAACAAAGATGTTTCTTTTAATATCGCTGTCCTTGAACTCCAAAACAAGATTATCGGCAAAATCACAAATATCCATTATATATATTTACCATATATTTTTTTAAGTAATTATACTCTCAACTAAATCTGGTAAATCCTCCATATTTTTCATCAAGGATACTGGAACATTGAATATTTCTTGTGGAGGGTCATAGCGTCCATCTCGCCATATCTTCAAAGTGGATTTCTCAAAGGTGTTGAATAGTTGCTCATCATACTCCAAGTATTTTTGTCCGTCTAAATAAGTCCAGCAAAAATACAACTTGGGACAACATACCACTTTATGAGAGGGCATAAACCCAGTCGCATATTTGTCGCTACGGATGCGTCTGCTTTTGTTCTCCCATTTGTGTCCTAAATCATTGAAAAAGTCGCTGGTATCAAACTGATTTTTGGTTCTGCGAATATCCTTACCAAACTTGCGTCTCAATAGAGGCAACAACTTGTCTTCGTTTTCTTTTCCCATAGTTAGGTCGGCGGTCTTTTTCGTATTCATCATCTATTATTTATAGTTATAGGACATTTTTGTCTTTAAGTATAAAAAAACACAAATTACTTTTTATTTTTTAAATAATACAAATATAAAGATTAAAATATATAATATAGTATAATACAACGATGGATATTAAAATCTACATTAAGTCAAAGAGGGAAGGTTTAGCAGACAGTAGCATCACCACCTACGCATCTATTTTGAAATCCCTTTACAAGAAAATATTTGGCGATGAGAAAATGGATTTTGAGAAGTTTATGGAACACAAGATTATTTTGGATAGTTTGAAAGATATGCCTCCAAACAAAAGGAAAACCATACTGTCGGCACTGTTCATAATAACGGAAATCCCCCAGTATCGCTCCTTGATGATGGAGGACAGCAACGCATACGCAAAGGAAATCGCCCAGAATAAGAAGACGGACACCCAAGAGGAGAACTGGGTAGAACCAGCGGAGATAGATGCCGTTTTGAATAAGTTGGAAAAGGACGCATCAACGATTTACAAGAAAGCAACCAAGACACCCCAAGATTTACAAGACATTCAAAACTATATCATAATGGCGTTGCTCTCTGGTAAGTATATTCCAACCAGAAGAAGTAAGGATTTTACGGACTTCAAAATCAAGAATGCGACGGAGGAAGACAACTACATAGACACAAAAAACAAAAATCTGGTTTTTAATTCCTACAAGACCGCCAAGACATACGGTAGGCAAACCCTTACCCTACCAGTTAAGTTGAAAAATATACTTAACAAATGGATTGCTATTAACCCAACGGACTTCCTTTTGTTTGATGTAAATATGAACCCCTTAACCAATGTGAAACTGAACCAACGCATCAATAAAATATTTGACGGCAAAAAGGTAAGCACCAATAACCTCCGCCATACCAATATTACAGAGGCACTCGGCGAACATAAGGCAACCAAGAAGAAGGCGGAGAAACTGATGACAGATATGGGTAGCAGTTTTAATATGGTGGATACCTATTACAAGGAATAAAAAAGGGAATACCCCCTCATTATTTAATTAAGTTAAGTTAAAAGTTTATATGAAATACAGTTTTATATAAATTAGAAGCATTCGTAAAACACATTATCAACCTCGGTTTGTTTGGTTGTTATAGCATTTACAAACAAGGCGGTTAAGAAGTCTTCTTTTTTGTATGATTTTTTGACCTTGATACCCCTACTTTCGCAAATGGCGAGAAGTTCTTTGTTTGTCTTTTTTTCATTGGCGGTTCTAATTTCTTGTTCTATTTGTTCTGGGGTCTTAACCGTTAATACTGCCCCACCCCCAATTTTTTGAGTAGGGTTCGGCACATACCCCTCTTCGTCGCTACATAGCGGATAGGGTTCAAAAGTGGGAGCGGTTTCTGGTCGGCATTCGTTCCATTGACGGAGATTTGTTTTGTAATGGTTCTCCCTCTTTGGAGTGATGGTCTTTTCCAAGTATGATACTTGTCCATTCTTGCTTTCAAGTGTTTCAAGGATAGTGTAAGGAGGAGGCG